GTAGAATGTAAATCAAAGGCTAAGAGTCAACTACATACATACTACGATCAAGCTAAATCACATGGAAAACATATTCCTTTAGTGGTTGTAAAGATGGATCGCAAGGAAACACTTGCTTGTGTAGAATTATCACATTTCATGGAGCTAGTTAAACGTGCGACTTAAAGTTAAGGCAATGGATGAAGAGGGTGGTATTCTATTTGAAGGATATCTAAATAAACGAGAAGCATCTTTCCTTCTTTACTATAGTATTAATGATCTGGTTGAGGCAGGAGTTCAGTTTAATCTAGAGGAACCATATCCAGCAGAACTAGATCAGGAAGATGCAGAACAACAACCTCTTCGTTTTAAGTTTCCAAACATTGGAGATTTGAATTGAAGATCTTTTTAATAGGTGATACCCAGGTAAAACCTGGTATTGATTTAGGTTATTTAGATAGAGTAGGTAAGTACCTTGTAGAAAAAGAACCAGATATTGTTGTCCACTTGGGGGATCATTGGGACCTACCTTCTCTATCGTCCTACGATGTAGGAAAGAAATCCTTTGAGGGGAGACGGTATGTGGAAGACATTAAAGCGGGAAACGAGGGAATGCAAAGACTCCTCCAACCCTTGCGAGAGAAGCAAAGCGGCCAGCGTAAGAATGGTAAAAAACTTTATCGCCCAAGAATGGTGTTTCTTTTTGGTAACCATGAACAGCGTATCCTTCGAGCAGTGGATAATGATCCTAAGCTTGATGGTGTTCTTGGCTACCATGATTTAGATTTAACAGATTGGGAAGTACATGATTTTCTGGAAGTGGTGGTTATTAATAACATTGCTTTTAGTCACTACTTCACGACCGGCTGCATGGGTAGGCCGGCTACCTCTGCTAGGGCCATTCTATCAAAGAAGCATATGTCGTGTTGTGCTGGCCACCAACAGGGCTTGGATATCGCTCTTGACCACAAAGCAGATGGTACACGTATCACGAGCATCATATGTGGATCTTCTTACGAACATACAGAGTCATACCTAGGTCACCAAGGTAACAAACACTTTAGAGGAGTTGTGATGTTACATGAGGTACAAGAAGACGGGAGCTTTGATGTAATGCCTGTATCAATGAACTATTTACGGAATAAATATGGAACAACTTGAACTATTCCCTAACCATCATGAGCAAATGGCACAAATGATTACAGAGTCTGCTAATGATCGACAGGTGGCTGGAAATCATTACAAGCAATTTAATATTGAAGTATGGGATGCTATCCTAGACTGGCAGTTAGGATATCTAGAAGGCAATGTGGTAAAGTATGTAGCTAGGTACAAGCATAAGAACGGTCTACAAGATCTAGAGAAGGCTGCTCACTATCTACAGAAACTAATTGAGACTGTGAAGAATGGAAAAGAATGAACTATTGGAACGACTAAGAAACTTAGATGAAGAGCTACTACTAGATCTGCTAGGCATTACTTCAGATGATTTAGTGGATGCTTTTATTGATGTAATTCTTGAACAAGAGGATAAATTTCATAGGTATTTTGACGAATGAAAGTAATTATTGCTGGAAGCCGCGATGGAGTTTGGAAAGACCTCGTAAGCACCGCTGTGCTTAGAAGTGGCTTTAAACTAACTGAAATAGTGTCTGGTACAGCTAGAGGCGTTGATCGTTGGGGAGAAGATTACGCACATGAACATAGCATTCCAATAAAACAATTCCCTGCTGACTGGAACACTTTTAATAAAGCAGCAGGCTTTATTCGTAATCATAAAATGGCTGAATATGCTGATGCTCTTATTGCTGTGTGGAACGGTGAATCAAAGGGCACTAATCACATGATTCAGACGATGCAGAAACTAGGAAAACCTGTATATATTTATAATGTCAAAGACACAGCGTAAACGAGAAGAAGATCTAGCTCTAAGCAAGAATCATGGTAGCAGTATTCGCTACCTAAAGCGCAAGGTAGAGGAGGAAGAGACTCAAGAAGAACTAGAACGAGCTATTCGTGAATTTGAAGATGATAACCAACGCCCAGAATTTTATGACTTCAACCGTTAATCTAGTAAGTATCACTCCGAACGCAGAGCAGACTCTGGTATACTGCGCAAGAGTAAGTAACCCAGCAAATCAGAACAATCCTGCTAAGTCTCTACTAAAGTATTGTAGAGAGCATGGTCATTTTTCTATCTTCGAGATGGCTAACGCAGTAATTGAAATTAACACTACTCGTGATATTGCTCGACAAATCCTTCGTCATAGGTCATTCTCATTCCAAGAGTTTAGCCAACGATACGCAGATCCTTCCGTCCTTGGAACTGAATTTGTACAGGCTGAAGCACGACTACAAGACCATAAAAATCGACAGAACTCTATTGAAGTAGAAGATAACTCTCTTCAGAATTGGTTTGATTACCAAACATGGAATGTACAACAGACTGCCTGGAATACTTATAAGGAAGCAATTGATCGTGGCATTGCTAAAGAAGTTGCTCGTAAGGTTTTACCGGAAGGTCTTACGCAGTCTAGAATGTATGTAAACGGGACGATCCGATCATGGCTGCACTACTGCCAAGTACGAATGGACCCGTCTACACAGAAGGAACATCGAGAAGTAGCACAGGCTATTTACAACCTACTAAAAGAAGAACTACCTAACGTATTTACTGAATGAACACATTTAACGAATATCAAGAAACAACAGCAAAATATCGACTGAATACCTATACTCCTGAAGCCTGTGTTATGGGCTTCTTATCTGAAGCAGGAGAGGTAGCAGGAGTCTTTCAGAAGATGATCCGTGGTGACTATCCTCCTGATGTAGCAATGACTAAGTTATACAAAGAGCTTGGCGATTGCCTATGGCATCTTGCAGAGATTGCTGCTGATAATAATTGGAGTCTAGCTGAGATTGCTAGTGAGAATATTAATAAGTTAGAATCTCGACAGATTCGTGGGAAAATCATTGGAACAGGAGATGAGAGATGATTCGGGGTGATGTTTATTCTGATTTATATTTTATTGACTATGATCCAGGTTACTTTTCTGGATATGGTCAGATCAGTATTCTAGACTATGTTAAAGAAGACAAAAGCACTGGTATTGTTGATGTAGACGGAAAGCCTTTTGTAGAGGCTGAGAAAAGAAAAATTGGATTTTATTAAAGGAATACATTACTTGTGAATAATCTAAGTCAATATGTATATAAGAGTCGCTATGCTCGATGGCTAGACGATAAGGGACGACGAGAGAATTGGGAGGAAACAGTAACTCGCTATTGTGATTTCTGGAAGAACAAGTATGGTGATTTATTCCCATATGAACGTATCTATACAGCAATCCACAGTATGGATGTAATGCCCTCCATGAGGGCCTTTATGACTGCTGGACCGGCTCTAGAACGAGATAACATTGCAGGATATAATTGCTCCTATGTTCCTATTGTAGATCAGAGATGCTTTGATGAGATCATGTACATCCTGATGTGTGGTACAGGGGTAGGGTACTCTGTAGAACGTCAGTATGTAAACAAACTACCAGAGGTAGCAGATAAGTTCCATGATACAGACTCAATCATTATTGTTGGAGATTCAAAGGCAGGGTGGGCCTCTTCTTTACGACAACTCATTGCAGCTCTCTATGGTGGTCAAGTACCAAAATGGGACACAAGTAAAGTACGAAAAGCAGGAGCCAGGCTTAAAACATTTGGTGGACGTGCTTCCGGCCCTGGACCTCTCGAAGAGCTTTTCAACTTCACAGTGGCTCTATTTAGAAAAGCAGCTGGAAGAAAGCTTACGTCTGTTGAATGTAGCGATCTGGTCTGTAAAATTGCAGAGGTTGTCGTTGTGGGAGGGGTTCGACGATCCGCTCTTATCTGCCTCAGTAATCTGTCTGATGACCGAATGCGAAACTACAAGAACGGACAGTGGTGGGTAGATGACGGACAACGAGCACTAGCTAATATCTCAGCAGCCTATACTGAAAAACCAGATGTTGGCACATTCATGGATGAGTGGAAGGCTCTGTACGATTCTAAAAGTGGGGAACGAGGCATCTTCAATCGAGTAGCTGCAACTAAAGCAGCAGAAGCTACAGGGCGACGTGATACTTCTTATGAGTTTGGTACAAACCCATGCGGTGAAATCATTCTACGTCCGTTTGGGTTTTGTAATTTAACAGAGATTATTGTTCGTGCAGGAGATACTGAAGAGCAGCTAAAGAATAAGGTAGAGATTGCTACCATCCTTGGAACCTTCCAAAGCACATTAACTACATTCAGATATATTCGGAAGCAATGGCAGATTAATGCAGAGGAAGAACGCCTACTCGGTGTATCCATGACTGGTATCATGGACCATGAATTACTTTCTATTTCAGCAAGGTCTACTGAGTCTCTCCTAAAACGATTAAAGGAATATAGCATTGAGACTAACCGTGAGTGGTCTTCTAAACTCAATATTGGACCATCTACTGCAATTACAACCGTTAAACCATCGGGAACGGTTTCTCAACTCGTTGACTCTGCTAGTGGGATTCATCCTCGCTACAGTTCTTACTATGTTCGCACTGTGCGTGCTGACAGTAAAGATCCTCTGGCAAAGTTTATGCAGGATGAAGGAATTCCTTATGAGCAGGACGTAACAAATAACAATAATCTAGTGTTTAGTTTCCCTACTAAATCTCCAGATAATTGTGTAACTCGTAACGACCGGTCTGCAATTGACCAACTAGAGCATTATCTAGTATTCAAGAAATACTGGTGTGAGCATAACCCTTCTATTACTGTCTATGTAAGAGAAGAAGAATGGGTTGAGGTTGCTGCTTGGGTGTATAAACATCTGGACGATCTAGGAGGAGTTAGCTTCCTACCACATTCAGATCATGTGTATAAGCAAGCTCCATATCAAGAGATTACTGAAGAAGTCTACAAAGAACTGCTGAGTAAGTTCCCAGTTATTGATTGGGATAAATTCCAGAAGTACGAGGTAGATGATGCTACTGTCAGTATGAAGGAATTAGCTTGTATTTCTGGTGTTTGTGAGATCCTATAGTAGATAAAAGAAAAGGCCCCGAAAGGGGCCTTATTCATTTGCGGCTACCACCGCCCTTCTTCTTACCACAACCCATTATAGTTTTCCCATAATAGTAGCAAGTCTCTCTGCACGAGCACCTACTTGTTTATACCAAAGACTGTTGCGCATTCCAGTTGCAGCATCGGCATACCTGCCCTCATTAATAGCAGTTAATGTCTGCTTGAATTGAGAAAGCCTAGTCTCCCCTAGGTTAAAAGCCATATTAATTACTACCGCCTTTCGCTCCTCAGAAAGCTTCTGGTAGTTAGGAATTAACTTCCTAGCAATCCCCTCCGCCTCGTCAATATCGTTACTTAGCATTAAGTTAATCTCATCATCACGTAGTCCCCTATCATCTAGGTTTCTACCAACTCCGATGGATAACTTATTCGCTGTGCAGCGGTAGGTAAATCTCTTCCTACCCTCATCAACTTCTAGTTGTTTTGCAGCAATCTCTTTAGCGGACAACATCGTCTGAATACTCCTGGTATTTATATAGAGAGCTTAGACTACCATTAGGTATTCCCTGAAGTCTCTGTTGTTTGTTAAGTTTCACAGTAGTAGCATACTTAATCATAGACTCTACTAATTGCTCTGGATCACCCTTGGCATCAATAAACTTCTTTGCTGCTTCCTTAGTATCCTCATCAGTCAGTGTACCTTGTACATACTTTCTCTCTAGATCTTGGATGATCCCTTTTTGGGTTTCCTTGTATCCTTTGAGTCTCTTTGTACTCATGTACTGATTAGTACTGGTTAAGGATTGAGACAGAGATGTTCCACCAGTAAATAGTCTTACATCCTTATCCCATTCAGAACGCTCATTCCCCTTCAGACCATGTTTATCTAGAAGATATCCTTGATCGTCGGTGTTTAGGGCACGCTCACCAATACCTTTTAGTGGGCCACTAGGAAGTAAGGTAGCTCCTAGATTTCGTAATGAAAGCTCATCTCTATTCGAGATAACATCACCAGCAGCACTACCAATCTTACCATAGAAAGATGCCCAAGGACTAATTGCTTCTATAGGGCTATCTGGAAGAACATTAGCTGTACTTAACCTACCTTGCATATTGACATTTGTAGAGGCAGATAGAGCACCAGACTTTGCCCACTCAGGTAAATTACTCATTGTAATTTCTGAGATGTTCTGTCTCTTTCCACCAAACTTCTCTGTCATATACTCTACTACAGAGTTAAGGTCATCATACCCAGGAATACCTCGTAGACCAGCAAAAGCAAATAGCATAGTTGCAGCAGAGATTAAAGGCATTACATTACCCTTACGTGCCTCTGAAGCAAATCTATTTAGCTGGTTAAGATATCCATGCTTATAGGTAGCTAGTGTACCAGCTAAATTACCAGTAACTCCAGCACTACTATACATCATTGGTCTTTCCCAAGCATGATAATCGATCATCGCTGCTTGAGTCATATTATATGCTGTATCGTATAGTACCTTCCCCTCTAGTCCCTGTCTCTTTAGGACATCAACAGCAGCAAAGAATACCACTGGCCTAGTAGGACGTTCACCTAGCTCATTACGAGAGAAGTTAACGGCCTTATCAAAGGCTGCAGAATGTTTATTCTGTGTAATCTTATTAATATCTGAGAATTCAGAGAAGGTTAGTAATCCTCTATCTCTAGCTTCCTTAAATACAGTAGCATCTGCTGGAGATTCCTTACCAAGATAATGACTTGCTAGTTGAGATACCGCTTTTGTAAAAGCTGGTGTAACTTCTCCTAGAGGAATCTTTAGCTGTTTAGCCATAGACTGCATCTCTGGTAGAGCAGACTGTGCTACTTGGATATACTGTGTTAAAGTGTATAGTACATTACCAAATCCCATTGTCCACTGACCAGCTCTCTTATTTAACTGGTTTACAATCTCCTTAGGAGTTGATTTACCTAGACCAGTTAATTTAAATGGGGCATCTAGTAGTGTGTTTAGAGCTTGCCCAACATCTCCAACACTACGACCAGTCATATTCTTAATGTACTCGTTTACGTACTCCTTAGCTCTTTCAGAGTTCTTCAACTCTGGGTTCTGCATAAGAGCACGCATATCTCTTTCAAATGGGAGCATAGCATGTGAGGTCACACCTTCTTCCCAATGCTGTAGATATGCTTTAACGAAGTCCTTGGCATTCTGTTCAGGATTCTCCCAAGGCTTATTACCTTCGTTACCAACAATCCCCTTCTTCTTCATTGAGTGATATGCTGCTCCATAGGCAGCATTACTATTTTCTTTAATAGCTAGGTCAATCATCTTTTGTACGTCAGCAAAAGATGGATCATGTTCTGCAAGCATCTTTAGAACTTCTTGCATTTCTCCAAACTGTGCTTTCTGTACTCCAGATCCACCTAACTTACTACGAGAAACCTCTGTAAACTTAGCATCAGGGAATCGCTCAAGCATCTTCTTACGAGCAGCCTCTAACTGCCACTTGAAGTCTACACCAATAAACCCAATAGGCTTGTTATTCTTATCTAGGACCAGTTGTTTGAAGTCTCCCTTGAAGATACCAGGCATGTGTCCTTCTCGAGATTCTACTAAAGGCATTCCAGCCTCATCTAGCTTTCTATTCCATAGGTCAAGCTTAAACTTATCCATTTCATAAAACTTATTCACAAACTCAATTTGATTAGCAGAGTAACCATTCTTACGCATGATTTCCTCTGTGATCTTCATTTGTTTGCGATCACCTAGTTGAAGCAGTTGAACAGCTTCTGTTAGTTCCTTTGGAGAAAGCTTCTTTATAATAACACCAATACCATCCTTGCTGGTAATATATCGTTCTGAGGCACTGGTGACAAAGTGATTAATCTCATTCTTACCATAGCGTAGGAACTTGATTAGTGGATTAGGATGCTTGATAGCTAAGGCATTAGATCCAGGAGTAACTGTCTTGGCACCAAGAAGAGCAGATGCAGGAATATCCTTAGCATTCTCTGAAGCAGCAATGACCTCAGCAGGAGTACGAATATTCTCTACATACCCAGAAGTACTATTTAAAATATTTTGTACTTGAGCTTGTTTTCGTCGTTGGGATAGCTCTTTGGTTGCAATTTGTACTTCTGGAGACTTTTTATTAAGGTTAAATATCTTCTGAAATCCATCAGAAATAGACTGTAGATCTAGAGCACCCCTCTGTGAATTCCGGTAAGGACGACCTCTCTCAGCACGCAATTGCTCACGGGTAGGGGGTTGATATGCCTCCTCACGTAGACGCTCTTCTAGAGGCATTAAACGTTCTTCTAGAGCCCTTTGTTGCTCCTCCAAAGCACGTTGTTGATCCCTTTGTGCATAAGCCTCTTCAATCTGTCTCTGACGATCAATAGGAGTTTCAGGAGGAACGTTATTCCACCTACGCTCAAGCATAGCTTGGTCAGGTAGAAGATCCATTTGTGGATTTGGTGGAACTGATCTATCAGGAGTAGACTCAACAGGATTACGTTGGATATCTTCAGCAAACATATCCATCTGAGGTTCTTGCTGAGAGCGATGGAAAGCCATCTCTTCAGGAGAAGCGTCAAATGATAGGTCCATTTGTCTATCTACAGGGCCTTCTGGAATTTGAGATTCTCTATATGCCTGCAACTCTTCATCAGACATTCTATTGAAGGCTTCTTGAGTTGGACGAACCTCTTCTACACGTTTATTTAGTGCTTCAGTCCTAGCTCTTTCCTGAGCCTTTCTAGAAGTTAACTCACCTAGATCTGGTAGAGAGGTTCTAGCATTACCAACAGAATCTGTATAGATAGTTTCTGTAGGTTTTACTTCAGGAGAAACTTCAGTAATAGCCTTTTCAACAGCAGAGATATCTCTTACAGGAGGAACTTCAATTGGCTTCCTAGACAGTAACTTCTTACCTCCTTTAGCAGCGGCTCCAAGCGGGAGAAAGTTAAGTCCAATTTCAGTACCTGCTTCTGCAATACTTCTAGCTGCTTCCGATCCAGTTGTGTTATAGGCTAGTTCACCGGCCTTTTCAATTGGGTAGTTAAATACCTTACCAACGTTTTCAGTATACCTCTTTCCAGTATCTCCATGTGGATGGTATGTAAGAGCTTCTTGAACATTCCTAACAGTATCTGCAGATCCAGTAGCAAGTCCAGCAAGACCTGATAATGGTTGGGATAAGGCACCAGTTAACATGGTAAGTGCTGTTTCACCGACACCAGTAATTGGGTTTTCTAAAAGGGAACTTTGTTTCTTTGGCTTAGGTTGTACTCTACCTGCAGAATGCTCTCTTTTAAAGAATTCAAATGCCTGATCTTTTGTGGCACCAGCAGGGGCTTCAATTTCATAGGTATCACCATTAGGGGCATCAATAGTAAAAACAGGCATTATATTCCTTTATCTAATCTTAAATCCAGCGTATGGATCTTGTTCTTTACCAGCTTGTGAGCTATCTGGAATATCAATTCCAAATCCCTTCAGAGTATCTCTCTTTAGATTAGCATTTGTACTAGCACTAGCAGCAGCCTTAGCCTTTGCTTCTTCTCTCCAGAACCTAGACTTTTCTCGTAGGGCAGCAGCAGCTTGTGGATTATCTAAAGCCATTGCATCAGCAGCCTTTTCTAGCTCCACGGCATGACTTTCAAAAGACTCCTTAGTCTGCTTCATAGGTCGCATTGAGACTAGCTTTCTAGCATTCTCTAACCTAGCCGCAGCAATCCGTTCACGAGAGAGTCGATCTTGTTCAGCCTCGTATGATTTTTGATCTAGCTTTTTACGTAGGATATCAGCAGCAGACTCCTCCTTCTGTGTCTGGCTATACACCTTTGGAGAACCCTTAATAATCTGCTCACCAAAAGCAATAGCTTGCTTGTATCCATTTGGTTGAGAAAGAAGATTAATAATCTCCTTTGGAAGATGTGCCTCCATTTCTAAAGGAACCTTACCACCAGAAGCTTCTACAGCTTTCCCAACCTGATACATCATTCCACCAAGTTGAGTTAGTTGATCTTGCTTTAGAGAATTTGCTTTATTCCCTAGTTCTTGTAGGAGAAGAGGTTTCTTCTTTTCTTCAAAATCATTAGCTAGTTGTCTCTGTTTAAGAAGTTCTTGTTCATTCTGAACTCTTAGCGGATTCATCTGCTGATTCTGAGCATACTCCTGTTCGGCAGCGAGTTGATTTAGAAGATTATTCTTTTGGGCTTCTTCCTCTCTTTGAAATCCAATCATTGTTGGGAGTAGAGAGAGGTTGTCTGGCTTATAGATATCTCCTAGATTTGGATATGTTACATAAGGCATACTTACTCCCACATACGACGTAGAGATTCATCTTCAGGCATGTTCGGACCCATGAAAGTAGGGACAGTGGGATCACCACTGTATCCCTTCATTGTAGCTGGATTAGTAAAGTTGTTCCAAGCAGTGTTAATCTGTGGGCCATAGTTTTTAGCAAGGCCATAGATTGACTGTAGACCACCAAGTTGGGCCTGTCTCTGTGCATTTTGAGCAGCCATCATTTGTGGGGCTACACGAGCATTGACATCTGCTAGTTTAGCTTGTAGCTCCACATTACGGGCACCATACTGTGACCTACGTCCTCTGGCTGCATCCCTAGCTGCTAGACTACTTTGTAGTTGTTTAGAATACGCTGAATTTGGTCCATACATACTAGCCAAATTGTCGGCATACTGCCCATACTTCTTTGCAGCACTGTGCTGTAGTCCAAGATTGGCGAGACCAGCAATAGTGTTGACAACCTGATCACCTGTTCCATACATACCTTTCGCCGCTGCGGCCCCGCCAGCGGAAGTACCACCAAGAGCCCCGAAGATCCCCTTCATCCAATCTGTATCTTTAATACTCTTCCAAGTATCTAACCAAGTAGATGATGAAGCATCTGAGGGAGTCCAGGCAGACATATTAGAGAAATCATCCAACCTTCCAGATGGAGAATTAAAATCATACCAATTAAATCCACCATCCATAGATGAATCTCCTAAATTTGTGAAAGATAAATTTGATTGTGCTGGGTTTAGATAGGCGTTTAATCCGCCAGAAATACCTCCGTAGAGACCTCCAGTAGCAGCCCCCTCAGCAACACTCTTTCCTTGGATAGCTGCATTAACTGCTCCAGAGGAAGCTCCTCTTGCAGCAGAATCGGCTGCTTGTCCATAACCAGTGTTAAAGGAGGGCATCATTGCCTCTACTCCAAGGGAGGCATAGTCTGCCTTATTAAGAGACTGGCCGTGGACTAATTTATACCCAATATTACCATAAGGTGCAAATGGATTCCCACCAGTAACAGCGGCGTTAAAGGCTGCCTTATACCAGCTCCCATCACCAAAGATATCCTCTCCCCTGTCTTCAAAATCTGCTGCGCGATCCTCAAATCCAGAGATATCCCCATGTGCTAGATCATCTACACCTGCAGCTATATCTTTGTGAGCATCAATTAGAGACTGTCCAGCATCCTTACTCCAGTCAACTAAGCCTTGTCCAGCATTCTTTAGACTATCCCAAGTATTAGAGGCGAAGTCTCCAAGATCAGATATAAACCCCATATAATTCCTTATGACAATACAACATATTTTAGAGTACCACTAATTTTGGTATACAGCCTTGTAACCCCTAAGTCACTATTATGCCAGATTATCCCATATCCTTCAGGGATATCGTCAGCAATTGGATAGGATGTAGAGGTTGTTACTGCTACTTGTCCAATATGACTATGTTGGGTTTGAGTAAGATGGTAGTACTCATTAGTAGTACCTCCCTGAATAGTCTGAAGACTGTTATGTAACCTTGTTTGTAGATCTGCAAGACTAGATCCAGTCTTATTAATAGAACTCCAAGATAAATTATTAATCTGATTAATCTTGGTTACCATCTTCTCATAATAGTCTACCCAAGCATAGGATCTTGGCGGTTCATCAATTGGTGCTGGTGGTAGTAGATCTGCCATATTATGCTGCCGGGCTTACATGAGAAACATAGCAAATTGCCCACCAGGACCCGACAACGTAGGTATGTGAGTTTGGATCTGAGTTCATTGGTGGGCCTCCGTTATGACCTAAACAACATCCACGCGAACGTAACGGCGTTACCTGATCCAGCAGCAGCTTCAAATGTGACTGTGAACCCTGCTGTCGTTTTCGCAACAGATAGCACTCGGTTTGCCCCGGCTGCCGGCGTC